CGACAAAAATAAGCCATACCCGGAAGGTCAAAACCGGGCATCATGCTCGCATCAGCGGCGATGGCGACCGTGGTCCGCACATGCCGATCACGAACTAGAGCGGGAGGTAAGATGGGTGAGCAATTTGACAAAGCTGCCTCGCTCAACGAACTCTGCAAGGCGGCGAAAGAATGCAAGAGAGGAGTGGCATGGAAGGCGACTCCGGTCGAGTATTACATAACCAGAGTTACATCATGCAAGAGGCTAAAGGATGAGATCCTCGGCGGGACGTACAAAGTACATCCGGGCGACAAGGTCTATATCTATAAGCCGAAGAAACGTATAGCGACTGCGCCGTGGTTCAAGGACCGCGTATGGCAGCGCTCAATGTGCAACAACGGAGTATACGAAGATCTGACGCGGAACTTCATCGTCGACAACATTGCCTGCCAAAAGGGCAAGGGCATCGACATGGCCATCCGCAGAGTGATCGAGATGCTACAGACCCTGCACAGAGCAGCTCCGGGCAAGCCGGTATACGGGATCCATCTTGATGTCAGAAAGTTCTTCCCATCGACACCGCACCGCGCCATTAAGGAAATGGACTCCCGAAGGATTCGGGACCATGAATTCATCCGATATCTGAACGAGATCATAGACAGCTCAAAAGATGAGCGGAGTCCGGAGATAATAGCAAACGATCCGTTCGGAGAGAGGGGCACTGGCCTAGGGAGCCAGATAAACCAGCTGCACCAGGTAGCACTACTCGACGGCATAGACCACAAAGCGAAATCACTATGCACCTGTTACATTCGTTATAATGACGACTTCCTCGTACTGAGTCACGACAAGGAAGCTCTGAAGAAGACGAGGGAGCTCATCAGAAGCGATCTCGAAGATCTCGGCCTGACGATGACAGACAAGGCGGGGATATTCAGAACTGATCAGGGATTCTACTTCCTGCGGAAGAGATTCATCATGACGAAGACAGGCAAAATAATCATAAGGCTGCACCCGCGAGCCCTCGCAGAAGAGAGGCAGGTCCTTCGGAAATTAAAGAAGGATCTCGACGCGGGCCTGATAACAATGGAGTATGTGCAGGACCATTATCAGAGCTGGATCGCGAATGCAGAGTATGCAGGCGACGCTCCGATCAGGGCGATGGATAAATTCTATACGCAGACATTCAGGGCAAAACCGACATATAAGAGAAAGAAGAGGTATCTATATGGCCAAAGGAATCAAACTCTCAAAGGAAGAGAGGCTCAGAAGAGCAGAAGCGGAAAACCGGATGCTCAGGGAGCAGCTGGCTGCGGAGAAGGCGAAAGTCGAGTACATAGCCTGCATGAACTATCCGGAGATTCTCGATGATGAAGAGGAGGAAAGCAATGAGCCAGCAGATTTATAGAATAGCATACGAGAACTATGTGCTGAACGAAAGATGGTCGAAAGAAATGCTCGACAATCTTCTCAAGAAAAAGAAACTCACCCAGTCCGAATACGACGCTCTTATCGAGGCGAAAGAGCACAAAGATGAGTGATCTTGAGCAGGACGAAGAGCTGGCAAGATTGTCGGTTCCTCAGCTCATCGAGAAAATCTCAGAACTGACGACACAATACAATGCTGACCTGAAGAGGATCATGTATGAGATCCTGATCAGGGCGATGCAGCAGGCTGAATAATTATTCATAAAAAACGCACGGAAACACACGCCGTGCGTTTTGTGCATCTGAACAAAGGAAGGAGAACCTATGAACTACATATTTTTAGTTATTGTCGTACTGGTGGTCGTTGCCGTGCTGGCGATAGCCGCTTTCACAAACTTCGCGCTCGATAACGAGCATTTCGACCGCCTAAAGTGGCTGGCAATGAAATGGCACTATATAACTGCGTTCGTTGCTCTGCTCGTCAAACTATTTGAATTCCCATACGGCATGGAGACTGTCCTGGTCGTGGCGGGCATCGGTGCATTGATGGCAGGTCTGCTCGGACTGAGTACAAAAAACTACTATGCTGAAAAACTTCAGACAACATTCAACAACGAATCGATAGAAGAAATGATGAGCGATTTCGATGAATGTCTCGAGCAGGAAATGGAGGAGAACAATGAAAACGAGGAAGACCCTTCCGAAGAACAATAAATATTACATCAGAAAAGTCTCCGGAGGACTAAACGGAGCTGTCGCGGGCAACCCGACTATAGCGGGGGCGAACGTCCTCGCGAATTGCGTCGGATATGCCAATGGCAGATTCAATGAATCCATAAATGATCCGGAACTGGCCGGGAAGGTGCTCGCATTCCGTTACCAGCTCGTATGCAATGCGGAGAACTTCATAGAGTCCGCAAAGAACCAGGGACTCAAGATATCAAAGATCCCGGTCCAGGGCGGCATCATGGTGTGGCAGAAAGGAGCCACTCTCGGAGGTAGAGACGGTGCAGGCCATGTCGCATTCGTCGAAGAGGTATATGAGGATGGATCCATTCTCACATCCGAGTCCGGATGGGGATCGAGGGCTTGGGCCTTCAAGAACCTCAGGAGGACGAACACCGACGGAAGATGGGGACAGAGCTCCGCATACAAGTTCAGAGGCTGCATAATCAATCCGTACATAGACGGGAAGCCAGTGCCAATCCCGAAGCTGGTAATCGATGGCGTAGGCGGACCGTCAACCGTCTGCGCAATGCAGAAATTCTTCGGGACTCCGGAAGACGGAGTCATTTCTGGGCAGTCAAAATCACAGAAAAGCAGCTATCCGGCACTGACCTCGGTGTCCTTTGGAAGCGGAGGGTCAGTCTGCATCGTAAAGCTGCAGGAGTGGTGCGGAGCGAATCCAGACGGATATCTCGGACCGAAGACTGTCAAGAAGTGGCAGACAAAACTCGGAGTGGCCGCAGACGGCATCTTCGGCAAGAAATCCATGAAGGCATGGCAGAAGTATCTCAACAGCCAGCTCTTCAAAGACGACAAGCAGGAAGAGCAGAAAGCAGAACCGAAGAAGGAAGAGCCTACATCGGCGAAAACGGACTATCTCGTGATCGATGTCTCCGAATTTCAGAAAGCTATCGACTGGCAGAAGGTCAAGGCTGCTGGAATCAAGGGCGCTATAGTGAGATGCGGATATCGCGGATACGAAAAAAGCACCCTGAAAGAAGATGCGATGTATCTCAATCACATCCAGGGAGCGGCCAAAGCAGGCCTCAAGGTAGGTATCTATTTCTTCACTGAGGCCATCAACGCCAAAGAAGGGAAGGAGGAGGCTGCATACGCGATCAAGCTCCTGAAAAAAGCAGGAGTCGCTATCTCATATCCTATAGCGATAGACACTGAAGCCATCAACGCCAAGAACGTGAGAGCCAACGACCTGAGCAAGGCAAAGAGGACGGAAGTCATCAAAGCCTTCTGCGAAGAGATCAAGAGCCAGGGATATGAGCCAATGATCTACGCATCGACGAGCTGGCTCAACAATAAGCTCGACATGAGCAAATTGCCATACAAAGTGTGGTGTGCACAGTATTACAAAGAATGCCAGTACAAAGGCAATGTCGTGATGTGGCAGTACACTTCAGAAGGCAAGGTCAATGGAGTCAGCGGCGTGGTAGACATGAATCGCTGCTATATGGAAGGCGCTGAGATAAAGCCTTCAGAAGCACCCGCAGAGGAAACTGTAGCCGCAGTCACTCAGCCCGCAGCGAAGTCATATTCAGGGAAGCTGCCTACACTCAGGCTTACAAAAACCACCGAGGAAGTTATAGCCGACGCCATCAAATTCGCAAGATGGATAACCGGAGACAACCGATTCGGATACGGCCGCATGGGTGGCGCCAAATATAAAGGCACCAAGGAGTATAGCATTACTCACAGCGGCGGCTGCCATTTCTGCGGAAGCAATGCCGGCAAGATCTCAAGGGCAAAAAAGGCGGGCCTGAAGAATCCCGAAGAGTGGGAATACACTTATGTATGCAATACATTCGTGCATGCTTGCTATGCCCATGCCGGCGTCATGTCGATGCTCAAGGCAAGAGGCCATGCATGGTGGATCGGCGATTATCAGAAGTCGAAACACTGGAAAGAGATCAAGAAGCCGAAGAAAATCACGGACTGCCAGCCTGGCGACGTGTTTGCATGGGATTCTCATTTCTGCCTATACCTCGGAAACGGCAAGGGAGCAGAAGCCACATCCGGAGGCGGGAATCCAGCCGCAAGCAAAGAAGCATGGGCGAAATCAATCCGCATCTGTGATTTCTCGAGGCATTTCAAAGCGGCGACTCATATATTCAGGTATGTTGACACCGTCGATTCGACAGCTCTCATCAAATATGGTGAAGTTTCGAATCGTGTCATGCTGCTTCAGAAGTTCCTGAACTGGTATGGCAATTACAAACTCGCTGAAGATGGCATATTCGGAGATGCAACGCTGAAGGCTGTCAAGGTATTCCAGAAGAGTGCCGGCGCCAAGGTGGATGGTATTGTAGGATCGGAGACCATCGCGGCGATGAAAAAGGCGGTGAAGTGATATGGCTGAAAAAATATTACTCGGAGTGCTCGGCGGCGGAAATCTCATCCTGTTCATAAAGTTTCTCATTGAGCGCCATGACAGGAAGAAGGAACGCAAAGAGAATAATGCACTCGGCGGGATCCAGGACCGCCTAACGAAGATTGAGAAGGACGGGATCAGGACACAACTCCTGTTCCTGATCCTGATCAGGCCTGAGGAAAGTGCGGAGATACTGAAAGTCGCAGAATATTATTTTGTAAAGCTCGAAGCCAACTGGTACATGACTGGATTCTTTAAGAAATGGTGTGACGAGCGCGGACTTGAGCCGGAATGGTTCGATACTAAAGAATAGTCGCCCAGGAGGGCGAACGATCAACCCTCTTTACAATATCATCTGCATGCGAGAAGCCCGGCAAGGCCTTATTGGCCTGCCGGGCTTTTTGCATGCCTGAAAAACATTCAAGACCTATGAACAAATAAATAGACCTCGATTCCGTCAAATGCAGATCCGCATCCGGTCGTCTCCTCAATAAGGATATAAACCTTATCAAAGGGCTCAGCAAACAGATCTCCATACTGAGCATTGCTATCATATAGAACACCGACCTTATAATTCTCCACATACACTTCCAGAACCCCGAAAGGATTGGCACGAAGACCGCTGACCTCCTTGCAAATCAATCGGATCTGTGAACCTTTCTTAATGTCAAAGGGACGTCGCTGCCCACTAACACGAAAATGCTCAATTCCATCAGCTATGCCAGAAACCTGATAGGTCGTGAGCCGATATCTTTTATAGCCCTTAAATGTACCGGATTGAGAAAATTCCCGGTCACTAATGACGCGCTCTGATGTGTTCCGAGACGGAGCAGCAGAGCTCGCTGCAACACTTCTTTTTCCGAATAATAATCCCATAATTAACTCCAATATCGCGAAATAACCTTCACAAAATCATCACATAAATAAATAAATAGGTCCTTGACTTATATAATATAATCATGCTATTTAATATACAAGTGGTAAACGCACAGAGGCTTCAAGGGCCTCTTAAAAAATCGGTATCAATTATTCCGAAAATTATGATTCTCGTTTCAATTGATCTCCGATAGGGCATATATACAGACAAACCCATGCGGTTACCATTAAAGGTAACCGCTATTTTATTTTCAGGAGATGAAGGAGTGAACGCCATGCAAAAGCACAGTGTTAAGCAGGTTGAGGCCGTTACGGGCAATACGCCGCAGGAGCTGGCCAACAACTACAACGAAGCCATGAAGAGGCTTCAGGGATGTCATCCGACAGACGAATGGCACGGCGACGTCGTTTATATTTATTACTTCACCGAGGAGACCGTTACAGAATGTCTCGCAGACGAATTCGAGCTAATGGGGGAAACGCATACGTGCGGCGAGTGTCCTTTTTGCACGAAGAAACTGAACCGTCATGGCGAAGTAGATGTCAGATTCAAATGGGCCGTCTGCGGCAAGACCGGAGAATCGGTCACAGTAAAAGAATCCGCATGCGACATATTCTACAGCATTTTAGACACAAGAATCCAAGAAGGAAGGCAGGAAGGAATGAATAAGGATGTAAAAATCAAAATGATCCAGTTTGATGTAGACCAGAGGATGCTCGCTGCTCAACTCGGAGTGTCACAGCCGAGGATCTCACAGATACTCAATCGTGAGATGTCAGAAGAGCTTCATGACAAAGTTATGAATGCCATTGAGGAGTGCGCACTCAGAACCTCCGCCGAAGCCGCCGAAGTATAGAGCCAGCACGAAGGGAGAACCGTCATGATATGCAAGAACCCAAGCGAATGGAGAGTCAGCTGCAATCCCGTTGCCGGAAAGACACTCTATCAGGTCTACAGAATCAGAGATCTCGACGAAGTAGACCACAGCGGAAACCGCGAAACCAGAGGCGGACTGTATGAGCACCGCGAGGATGCCGAGAGGCTCGCAGCCAAACTGAATGCAGAGGAGGGCAGAAAATGAGCGATGAAGAAATCAGGCAGATCCTCATAGAGAGGAAGAGACAAGCAAGAAAAGCCGAGAGAAGAGAAGAAATCAAAGAGCTCGTCGGAGATGCGTTCGCCTGGATCTGCTGGGCAGGACTCGGATACATGGCATTTCTCGGAGCATACATGATAGGAGGTTAACAATGGCAGAAATCACTTGCGAAATCAAAAGACATGTCGGAGTGCTGAGCGAAAACCCAAAGACCGGATGGAGGACCGAAGCGAATATCATCGCGTGGAACGGAGGCCCTGAGAAGCTGGACATCAGAACATGGAGCCCGGATCACGAAAGACGCACCAAGGGGATCACGCTCAAGATTGAAGAAGCCAGGGAACTCAGCGCGGCCCTCGCAGATTTTTTCAGGGGGTAGGCCATGGGATTAACGAAAGAACAGACGGCGGGATACAGACAAAGCCGCATCCTGCAGATGGTATCGAAGCCGGGTGGAGCGACGAGCTCCAGACTGGCAGAGTGTTTCAAGGTAGGCCGGGGAGAGATCATCAACGACATCAGAGCCCTCAGAGCGAAAGGATACCCGATACAGACGTCCTCAATGGTGACGGAAGGCGGGATGTATGTGGCACTGTTCGAAATGCCGCGTATCCCAGAGAAGTCCTCGAGGAATACACATGCAGTATCTGTGGAATAACCGTCGAAACCTGCCATCAATGGGGGCCGAGATGCAAGATGACCGGCCGCAGAGTATGTGACCGCTGCTGCTATAAATGCGAGCATCGCGTCAGCTGGTCCGGATTATGGGAATGCGAGTACACCACTCCGGAAGACAGAAGAGAAGCAGCAAGGCAGAGAGCGCAGCAGAGATTCGAGGATGAGAATCGCAGGATCTCCGAAGCATTCAACAAAAGAAGAAAGGAACAGGCCAGAGAGCGGGCAACCAAAGCCGCGAAAGCAAGGGCCAGACAAGAAAGACAGAACCCGGGCGGGCGTCAAAAGTATTGAACCTCCTTTCTGAAAATACCGATGAATAACTATACATGCTGGTACATAGCTACATTCCGCCCGGATTCTCATATGGCGCTTAGTGTAATGGCAGCACAGATCGCTTGCACTGATCAGATTCGGGTCCGATTCCCGAAAGCGCCACCCTAATTATCACAACATTTTCAGAAGGAGAACCGCCATGACGGACAAAGCAATAGAGAAGATCACAAAAGAGGCCATGGAGATCAATGATCCCGTGGCTTTTGGTATTGAGGAACATCTGACAGGAATGTGCACCACGAATACAGTGGCCATGAAGATCCTGGAGGATGATAAGAAGCTCAAGGAAATTTACGACAAAGTATGGTCGGAAGCACGCAAGAGAAGAAAAGGAAACTGCGCGTACATCCCTCCGGAAGAGGTCTACGCAATGGTCGATGAATACTACGGCCTCAACAATAAGGCCGTCAGCAGACAGCGCTCGTCGGCGGACAGAGCCAACATCCTCGACCTGATCTAAGGAGGCCGGCCATGACAGACGAAGAAATCAGAAAGAAAGTAGTCGCGAAGATGCCGAAGGATCTCACCGACATCGAGGACTTCATCCGTCAGCAGTGCATCTTCGGAGAATATATCCTCTACGACGGAAAAAAGAACAAAGCATACTGCACAGCCTGCGGCACTGAGTACGATCTCATCCCGAGAGAATTCTCGGGAATGCACGGAAGAAAATGCGAATGCCTGCTCTGCGGCAACACTGAAACGATAGCCCTGTCAGCTGGCAGAGGCAGGCAGAAGCTCTCGGAATTTTTTCGACTCATCTCCTACGGAAGGAAAGGCCGGACCGTATGGGCGGCCTTGTGGGAAATCGAGGTCAACTTCGAGAAGTACGGCGCTCCAGAGATACGAAAGCATCTGAGAGCGATATACAGATTCAACTCCAAAAAGCAGGAAGAATTCAAATGCGATTGGGGCTGGTTCAACGGACCGTACTGGCACGAGGTAAAAAGCATCAGGGTGCCTGCGCCGCCATGCGCGATGGGGATGTGGTACACGAAGTATGACACTACATTCGGCAAAGTAGACAACCTGCAGGATGTGATGGAGAAGAGCGATCTCAAATACTTGCATATTCCCGAGCTATATCTAATGACACCGGAAGAATCAATCATGTGGCTGCGCGACGCATCGAAATTCAAAAGCGTAGAACTGCTCTGGAAGGCGGGATTTAAGAAGCTGGTCGAAGCAAGGATGAAGGACTACGCAAAGAACGCAGTCTACTGGAAAGCTGACAGCCTTGAGAAGGCCATGAGACTGCCGAAAAGATGGATCAAGTACCTGCGGCCGCTGAATCCCGGGAACAACGAGCTCAAAGCATTCCAACAGCTCACAGAGGAAGAGAAGCGCGTAGCCTATTGGCCGGTAGTCCGGGAGATGGCTCAGTATCACAGCTACAACGGGAACACTTACAGAGGCGAGGTCGAAGCAATCATGCCGATGCGCAAGTGGATGCAGTACATCGAGTCCCAGAGCGCCGATCCCGACATAAGTCGCCCGCATTTCCTCGACGATTACAAGGACTATATAAGGATCGCCACGATGCTCGGCATGGATCTCAGCAGAAAAAGGATACGCTTCCCGAAGGATCTCAAGGCTGCCCACGATGAAGCATCGTCCCGATATAAGGCCGAGAAGGACTCCATCAAAGATGCAGCGATAGCGAGCGCAGCATGGAAAACAGACTATCAGGACGAAGCGCTCATGGTGATCCCGGCCATGTCACAGGAGGATCTAAACAAAGAGAGCGCAGTCCTCAACCACTGCGTCCATACATACGGCGATAAGCTCATGAATGGGAGGACTTGGATATTCTTCATCAGACAGAAGACGGCTCCGGATATTCCGTATTACACACTCGAAGCATCCCCTGTCGATGGCCATATGGTCCAATGCAGAGGAAATCACAATAAAAGCATGACCGACGAGGTCTCGAGATTTACGAATAAATTCATCAGTCATCTACAGAAAGAAATCATCACAGAAAGGAGAACGATGAAATGTCAGACAGCATAGTGGAAGCGAAATATCAGATCGTCCAAGAAAGGTCCCTGCCGGTCATTGCATCAGAGATACATCAGATCGAGAGGACCGTCTACGGTGTGGCCATGGACGGGGCTATACAGATCGGCGAAAAGCTGAAAGAGGCACAGGGAATGGTCCCTGCCGGCGAATGGGTAAAGTGGCTCAGCGAAAACCTGAACTACTCGCAGCGCCAAGCGTACAACTTCATGGAAATCGCCAGCAAATATGGAGACTCAAATAGCCCGTATTTCAATTTGCAGACGTCTGCAAGCCTCAGTATTTCCAAGGCTTTGGAGCTTTTGAGGCTCCCAGATGAAGAGGTCGAAAACTTCGCGGAAACGCATGATATTGAGAACGAATCGGTCAGGAGCCTCAAGGATCAGATCTCTCAACTGAAAAAAGAAAAGACCGAAGCGGAAGAGAGGGCACGCGAAGCTGAGCAGGCATCGTCATCGGTAAACGATGAAGAGGTAGCGAAACTCCGCGAGCGCGAGCAGGAACTCGAGCAGAGCGTCAGGAACACTCTCGAGAGAGAGTCAGACCTCCAGATAAAGCTCGACAAGGCCAAAGAAGACCTCAAAAAAGCAAAGACCAAGCTGAAGGAATCTGAAGCGGCCAAGGATGAGGAGATTCAGGACAGACTCGCAAAGGAATCTGCAGAACTCAAAGAGAAGGCGAAGGCAGATGCCCATGCAGAGGCAGAAGAAGAGCTCCAGAAGCAGAAAGAACAGATCAGCCATCTGACAGAGCAAGTGGAGAAGCTCGAAGCCGAGAAGGCGAAGCTGAGCAATACTTCACTGATGGAATTCAAGGTCATGGTCGATCAGCTCCAGGACGTCTATTTCAAAATCAACGACCTGATCACGGAACAGAATGAACGCGATCCGGAGCTCGGACTCAAAATGCAGAACGCCTTGCAGAAGCTGATAGAGGGGTGGAGACCATGAACTTCAGCAGAAAACTGACGAGAGAAGCAGAAAGATATAAGCAGAGGCAGAGACAAGAGGAAGCCCGCAAGAAAAGAGAAGGCGAAGGCATCCTCGTGCACGGGGCTATGAAATACAGATGCAGAGATTGCGGGTACGAGTGGTGGATGTTCCTCGAGAAAGGTCTCGAGGATCCCGCCTACAGAAAAACAGAGCACCATAAGCCAGTACCATTCGCGACCACCTGCGGAAAGTGCCAGGGCATAGCATATGACGTATCCGGCTATATACCGATTCTGGAGTCAGAGCAATATGTCCCTCTGCCATACGGCGAGAGCTATTTTGCAAATTACAGTCACAGGGATTGCGGATACGCCATTCTGGCACCGAAAGACAGATAGGAGGCGCGATATGGCTATATGCAAAGGCTGCGGAGCAGAGATCTTCTGGATCAGGACCAGATACGGCAAGTCGATGCCGGTCGACGAGAAGCCCGTCCCATATTTCAAAGGAGACGATGCCAAAATCGTCACAGACGACGGAGATGTAGTCAGGGGTAATCTCGACGGCCCTGAAGAGGACTTCATCGGATTCGGATACATCTCACACTTCGCCACCTGCCCGAAGGCGGGCAACTTCAGAAGGAGGAAGGCATGAGCAAAAGAGCAATCCGGGCAATGGCAACACTCGTGATCTGTCTGATGCTGTGCGGTTGCGGTCCGTTAGCAGACTGCAAAGTCGCAGGCAAGGACTACCAGCCGGCGCACACCGTCCTCATGCCTTACTACAACGGCAAGAACATAGGACTAATGCCTACATATTACCCGGAAGAGTATTACCTGATCATCGAGGGAACCGATGAAGACGGAGAAACGCGACAGCGCAAGGTGCAGGTGAGCGCATCGGAATACGAGAATGCGGTCATAGGACAGGAATGGGAAGGAGAGATATGGTGAGCTTCATCGGCAAGATCATAATACTGGCAATAATCATATTCTTCGCCGTCCTCGGATATGCATGCTGCATGGTAGCGCATACATCCGACGAAATGGCCGAGAGAATGTATAGAGACTATGAAAAATGGAAGCAGAAGAAAGAGAGGGAAAAGAAGTAATGGACATGATAAAGCTCGAAGAGATCCTCAGACACTATAGCCCTGAGGCTCAGATCGTCAAGAGCATCGAAGAACTGGCAGAGCTGCAGGCGGAACTGGCCAGACTGCTGATCAAACAGGGCGACGTCAAGAAGATCACAAGCGAGATCGCAGATGTGCTCATTATGGTCAATCAGCTCACGATCATACTCGACATAACTCCGGAAGACCTCGAGAACTGGATCAAGTTCAAGATCGATAGGCAGCTTGAAAGAATCAGAGAACAGGAACAGGCAGGAGCAGACTGCGGATGGAGGAAACCATGAAAGACTTGATATTCGACATATTCAACGCCCTGGCAGAGACGGCCATGGAAAAGAATCATGATATTGAACTCAGATATGAGAACAGCCATCACGAAGGCAAGACAATCATATCATCGAGCAATAGCGACACAGACGCTCTGACAATGAGCATCCAGCCGATTAGACCGGCTGACACCGACGAAGAGTCGGATGAAGAGGAGGATGAAGAGGAGGACTAATGGACGAGACGAAATATTCAGACAAATGGACGGAAATAGGCCAGTCTGTGTTGAATGAATTCGCGGACGAGAAATTCAAGCACATTATCGAATTCGGAATCAGCATAGGCTATGTCACATCCGAGGAATCGCCGGAAACGAACGGCGTCAAGAAACTTGCCGAGTGCATCCCGGTCAAGAAGGACCATCAGAGGCAATTCAACCCGCACGACTATCTGATCAAGGTATACGAGCCGAATGTCGCATATATGAACGACATTCAGAAGCGGATCCTGATGGAGCATGAGCTGATGCATATCAAATGCTATGAAAACAGCGACGGAGACCTCAAAATCAGCACCAACACCCATGACGTGCAGGACTTCAAGGATATCATCGAGAAATACGGCATGGATTGGGCGAAGGACCTGCATCAGCAGATGACATGGGAAGATCTCGAGGATGACGCCGATGAAGAGGAAGCACCACAGCTGCAAGGCACTCAACTCCTCCTCCCGGGAGAGGAGACGGCATGACGCAGTACATCCGGAGAAGCTCAGAAGACACAGAACAGGAAACCGTGGTGCAGTGGGCTCGCATGATGTCCGGAAGATGGCCAGAGCTTGGACTGCTGCATCACATCCCAAACGGAGGATCTCGAAATAAAAAGGAAGCCGTCAAGCTCAAGCGCATGGGCGTCCTCGCCGGAGTCGCAGATCTGCACCTACCGGTATCCCGAAGCGGATATCACAGTATATACATCGAAATGAAGTTTGATGACGGCAGACTCTCGAAGTCGCAGAAGGAATTCCTGAAGGCCGCCTCGTATGAGCGCAACTACTGCATAGTGTGCTATTCAGCGGCCGACGCCATCGAGATCCTGGACAAGTACATGCACAACAGAACCATTGAGAACCTTTCAATAGTAAAAGGTGGAGAAAGAATCGGAACAGTCAGATGAAGATAATCAGGCCAGTAGAAGTAGTCACATGCTGCATATGCGGCGAGGAATTCGACAAATTAACCACTCGAGAGATATTCACAGGCAGAGTCAAGTATATATGCACTGCATGCGAAGCCATGGGGAATAAAGAGCTCGCCGAATTCAAAGGCAGGCGAAGGAACTTCAAAGGCAAAGACGAAAAGACAGCAGATGATAAATAAGGAGGAATATGGACATGATGATCGAAGAAAGAAAAGACGTAGTAATTCTCAAAGGCGGACAGGAAGAACTCGACGAATACAAGGCCAAACACGGCCTTACCAAAGGAGAAGGAGCCTGCTGCATTCTCAAAGAGGACATGCCGAAGATAATGACGGCAGATATCCCGAGAGACGGCTATTACAAAGAGAAAATCGCCACACTTGAAAAGAAGAACGACATGCTCCTCAAGGAAAGAGAAGCGGGCATCAGAACAAGGCTGGAGCAGGCAGCCATCATAGAAGAGCAGCGCGAGAGAATCGCCAAGCTCGAGAAGGCGCTCGTAGAAGCCGCCATCAAATAACCTTCCTTTATATATAAGGAAAGAAATTCGCCCGGCATCGCGCCGGGTTTCACCCTTGATACAGATATTATACTTACGACCAAGCCAGAGACATGAAAGCCAAACCGAGATTAGTCAAAGAGACATGCATAGCCGGAAGAGTGATTGATCGCACGATCAGGGTCACTCATGGCGTGGTCGGAGGAAAGAAAAGAGCAGAGAAGACAAATCCTACTCCGGAAAGCGTCAAGAAGAACAATGACAGAATCGCAGTGCTCAATCTCACCAGGAAGATAAATGCGAACTTCGGACCTGATGATGGACACCTGATCCTGACATATGCGAAGGAGCCGACTCCGGAAGAGGCAAAGCACTATTTCGATCTGTTCAAAAGAAGGCTGCAGAGGAAGGCAAAGAAAGCAGAGCTCGAAGTCAAGATGGTATGGGCGACAGAACTGGACTCAAGGATCCATCATCATGTCGTCATCAACAGGATAGACCTCGCCCTGATCCGCGAATGCTTCACATGGGGCAGAGTGAAGTGGATCCCGCTGGACAATGAATCGAACGGCAACTACTACAGACTCGCCGAGTACATCATCAAAGAGACAGCAGAACACTTCCGGGATCCGGAAAGCCAGACCAAGCAGAGGTATAGCTGCACCAGGAATCTCGAGTCGCCGATCATCGTCAGGCAGCCGGCAAGCCCGAAAGAATTCAGCATCGACAAGATCAAGCCGATCAAAGGCTATGCCATAGACGAGGACACGATCATGGAATACGAGAATCCTATCACGGGATGTCCGACCATCTCATACATGATGACCGCCATCGATACAGAGCCAAGGCTCAAGAAATGGCGAGGCGGAAAGAATGCGAAGAAGGTCAGGCAGGAATCACTTGCAACATTCGAGCAGCTGAGACAAATGGAATTCAGTGATCTATTCGAGTGGGATTATTTGTAACAGGAGAAGCGATGACAAGGAAAGAGATGGAGCAGTGTATCTCACTGAGGCATGAGATCAAGTCAATAGAGGCATCCATGAAGTCGCCGAAGTCGTCTTATGTGGTCGTGTTCTACAAAGACTACCGCACCGGCAAAGGGATACCAAAAGCAAGACAGGAAGTGGACAACGGCGAGGAAGAGATCAAGAAGCTCAAAGCCTACCACACCAGGCAGATCAAGAAGCTCAGAAGAAGACTCGACGCTGCAGAGAAGTTTATAGCCGAGGTCGATGATAGTGAGATGCGAACCATCCTCCGGATGTACTACATCAACGGAGATACACAGAAAGAGATCGGGGATGAGCTGCACTATACCGCAGCGAGGATCAGCCAGAAGCTAAATGAATTCTGGTTCGGACAGATGACCACGCTCAGAAAGACGAGACAAAAATGATTTTAGTTATTTGAGTTTTAACAATGCTATACTGTAATCGGTGAATGGCGGTTCACCAAGGGAATCATCTCCTGAGGAATTCATATAATATCCTAAAGGCAAAGGCGCTCAGATCGGACTGAGCGTCATTTGTTTTGGGATAGGGGAGGTCAGAATATGGCGGGTAGTAAAAGTAACCCCCGGTACAAAAATGGGGCCATGCGTCGAAAGTACCGAGCACGGCTGAAGGCCGAGGGGTGCGAGTGCGGAATATGCCACGGAGCTCTCGGTCCTATTCACTATGATGAACCGTCAGACGCTCAGCATCCGCTCAGCTTCGTCGTCGATGAGATCTATCCTGTCAGTCGATGGGAAGAATTCGGATACGGCTCACCAGAAGAAGCTGCGCTCGATTGGAACAACCTTCAAGCAGCTCACTACTGTTGTAACGCGGCGAAAAGCAACAAAATAAATTTTTCGGTGCAGGGAACGCAGAAAAATATATCAATCGTCTCTGATGGCGACTGGTAATCGAAAAAATGACAGAGCACGGAAGGGGCCTGCTGACCAGGGGAGGGAACCCGGGACAGGCCTCAGGGCGCAGGGGCCGCCGCGAGCGCCGATTTCCCCCTCGTGCGCGCGCACGCGGAAGGGGTGGTCAAGAAGAGGAGAAAAATCCCATGGATGAAGAGGTCAGAATTGATCCGGTATCACAGAGATCAGAGGAGATTGAGAAGGCAATCAAGCAGGCGAAATCTCCAGCGCATATAAGGAAGCTAATAAAAGGCGAAGTCAAAAACGCAGCAAGACTCGAAAAGCTACTCGACATAGCCTGGGAGCAACTTCCGGAGGCGGAGATCCTCAGGGAGTATGACAACGGAGGCGGTCAAAAAGGCACGCAAAAAAGCCCTGCCCTAAAGGCCTATCAGGACCTCCTCAGAGACTACAACGAATCGATGAGCAAGATCATCGACAACCTTCCGAAGAACAGCAAGGAGCCTGTCCTGAGGCGGACGAGAAAGAACAAGCCGAAGAATAAGCTCGAAGAAATCATGGAGAAAAAGAAGGGCGAGCTATGATCGGATCCCAAGAACCGAGAATCAGAATAGAGCCACCAAGAGCAGACACGGATGGAGAGTACGCATACGACCTCATGGTGGCATACGCATTCACTCCGGACCCCTGGCAGAGGGATATCGTCAACTGCTGGCTCGGGCTCGACGAGAACGGCGAGTACAATGTGACATCCGCAGGCCTATCCAGCCCGAGACAAAACGGAAAAAATGGCTGCCTGGAAGCTCGGGAATTTTACGGCCTGGTCATCAACGGTGAAAAGATCATACACACGGCCCATCAGGTCAGGACGGCCAAAAGATCATTCAACAGGCTCGCAAGATACTTCGAGGATCCGCGTTATCCGGAAATCATGGCAAAGGCGAAACGGATCCGAAGAACAAATGGCGAGGAAGGAATAGAACTCTACAACGGCGGAATCATAGAATTCTCCGCACGTTCAAGACAGGCAGCACGAGGCGTCGATGGCGTCTCACTCGTAGTTTTTGACGAAGCGCAGGAATTGACAGACGACCAGATCGAAGCCATGATGCCAACGCTCTCAGCATCAGCGACCGGCACAAGACAAATCATCTACACGGGGACACCTCCATATCCGGGATGTCCGGGAACGATATTCCGCAGAAGACGCAATATCTGCCTGACGGATCCAGGGAAGCACGACTCATGGCATGAGTGGTCAGTAGAGGCAAAAAGCATCGAAGAGATCCCAGTCGAAGACAAGACACTCTGGTACATGACGAATCCAGCGCTCGGAATCAGACAGACGGAGGAATTCGCAGAGGAAGAGCTCCGGACGATGGACAGAGCAGGCTTCGCCAGAGAGATACTCGGATGGTGGATGCCGGAAATCAAGGCAGAAGAGGACAAGGCTCTCGATGAGAAGAAATGGAAGGCCTGCATGTCCAAGGAACCGAAACCGGAAGGGAAGACGGCATACGGCGTCAAATTCTCAACAGACGGCTCAATGGTGGCACTCTGCGGAGCAGTGATCCCAAAAGAAGGCAGGCCGAGGATATCACTGATAGAGCTGCGTCCTACAGTCATGGGGATTCAGTGGCTCGCAGACTGGCTCAATGAACGAAACAACAAAGCATCCTGCGTGGTCATCGACGGAAAGAACGGCGTCGATGTGCTGATCAACAAAATATCAGACAACTGGAAAGTGAAAGGCTCAGTGATCAGGGCCTCGACAGGAATCGTCATAGCGTCAGTGGGGACCCTGACAGATGCAGTCAATGAAGAGGGATTGACATGGTTCGAGCAGCAGACAGCGCTGAACAACAGCGCCACGCTCTCGGTAAAAAGGAAAATCGGACAAGGCTGGGGCTTCGGAGGCGATCACTCGATATCATTGCCGATAGAAGCGTCAGCTCTCGCACTATGGGGAGCAAAAACCTCGAAGAGGGACCCTAATGCAGAAATGAGGATCGGATAAATGGAATTACTGATGATGCCAACAAACGTAAAAGGGCTCAGACCGGACGAGCAGGCAATGCTCAAGGATCTGATAAAAATATACGAGTATCACAGAAACAAAAATAGCAAAAAAGCAAAATACTACGAGGGCAAGATCCCTCTCAGAGACGTCAATCTCGGTATAGCTCTTCCGGAAGATCTATCAGGGCTCGAAATCGGATGTGCATGGGGCGCGAAGACAGTCGATGTGTTGGCAAGGCGCTCAATGTTCGATGGATTCGTAGCAGAGTCCGGAAGCGACCTCGCAGAGCTGAATCAGATCATAGTGGACAATAGACTGGTTTCGGAATATCCGAAGCACACAAAGGACGAACTCAAATTCGGATGCACATTTGCGACTCTGTCAGCTGACAAGAAAATCAAGTGCCGCATCCGATTTCATTCTCCACAGACAGCAGCTGCCAGATGGAACGGCGTCAAGGGCAGAATCGATTGTGGAATGGCAATAGTGGACACGGTATCGGACGAGTCGACGACATGGAAATGGAGGCCGACGATGATCAACCTCTACACCGACGAGGCGATTATCGTCATCACAGAGGCAAACTACACATGGAAGGCCGAAAGACACACGCACAAGATGGGCAGGCCACTCATGGAGCCACTAATCTGGAATGCGACAAGCGCAAAACCATTCGGACAGTCAAGGCTCAAAGAACCTATCAGAAGACTGATCGAGGGTTATGTGAGGACCGTGGCCAATGCCACAATAGGACTCGAATTCGCGACAGCTCCGCAGAAATATATGCTCGGAGTCACAGACAAGCAGTATGATGCGCTGATCAATCAGAAATTCAAGCAGTACATCGGGAATATGATCGTCGGCACCAGGAATCCGGAAACAGGAGAAAATCCGGATTTCGGACAGCTCACGCAAGGCAGCATAACTCCACACACAGACATGCTGCGGATCCTGTCCACGCAATTCTCGGCGGCGACAGGCCTGACAGTGACCGACACAGGAGTCGTGAACGATGCGAACCCGACGAGCTCGGATGCAATACTCGCACAGTCTCAGACTCTGATAGCAACAGCAGAGGAACTGAACAAGGCAAATGGAGAATCACTCAAGACCATCGCGCTCATGGCGCTGGCAGTCGCAAACAGCACAACCCTCGAAGCACTCACCGACGATCAGAAAGGCATAGTCGCACACTTCAAGAATCCGGCCATGCCTTCGGTGGCCTCGACAGCTGATGCAGCCATCAAGATCGCATCCGCCAGGGAACATTTCGCAGAGACTGACGTATTCCTCGAGATGGTCGGTTTCGATCAGGCGGACATCCGCAGAATCAAAGCTCAGGAACAGAGATCAAGAGGCAGGCAGCTGCTGGCGGAACTCGAAGAAAATAATCCGGCTGAAGAATGAAGATATCAAAGAAAGACTGGCAAAAATACATAGCGAGGCTCCGGAATGTCAACGATAGAGCAGCTGATCGCATTGCTGAATATATCAGGACCCATGACATCAGCACCGAAGAGGGGCTCAAAGCCCTGCTCGACTATTCCTATGCAGTGGCCACGGAATACGGAGAGGCGGCCACGGAGCTGGCCTGTCAGATGTATGACGCGGTAGCACAGGCAAGCGGCGTCAACGTGCCTGCAGCAGAACCGGCAGCGACAGCGACATACGGAGAGACAGCCAGAACCGTCAAGGGCAAAATGTTCGACACGGTAGATCCCGACGCGGTAGCAGCATCAGTCGGAAGGCTGGTCAAGACTGCCGGAGTGGACACCACGATGCAGAACGCTCTGAGGGACGGAGCGGAATGGGCATGGGTGCCAAGCGGAGATACATGCGCATACTGCCTGATGCTCGCCTCACAGGGATGGGTGAGAGCGTCAAGGGATGCGATCCGGAACGGGCACGCAGAGCACATCCACAACAACTGCGACTGCACATTCCAGGTCAGATTCAACAATAAGACATCCGTAGAAGGCTATGATCCGGATGCATTATATGACGAATACATCGGATCAGGAGAGACACGGATGGAGCGCCTGAATGCCATACGCAGGAAACTATACGCCAGAGACCGCGACCGCATCAATGAGCAGAAGCGCGAGGCATATCGAAGGAGGAAAGTCCAGGAAGCGGCCGACAAGGAGTAGCAATGAAATACATCATCATGTGCGGAGGGCAGTACCAGAGATGGAGTATACCGAGACAGCTCCTCAAGGTAAACGGCGAAGTGATCCTCGAAAGGACCATCAGGCTTCTGAGGGAGAGCGGAGTCGAAGATATAGCCATCAGCTCCAATAATCCTATATTCGGAGCGTGGGGTCTACCGCTTCTCATGCACGAGAATTCATATAATGCCAACGGATATGACAATTTCACCGGATACTGGTGCGATGCATTCTATCCGACAGATGAAGAGGTCTGCTATATCTTCGGAGACGTCTATTTCTCGCCGGAAGCAATCAAGACAATAGTCGAAACCGACACAGACGATATCGAATTCTTCGCATCAGCTCCACCATTCCCTCCGGAATACCGGAAGCCATGGGCGGAGCCATTCGCATTAAAGGTCAAAAACACGGAACACCTGAAGAACGCGATCAGCTTGACGAAACAATATCAGGATCAGGGACTGTTCAAGCGCAAACCGATCATGTGGGAGCTCTGGCAGGTCATCCAGGCAACTCCGCTGAATCAGATAAACTACCACAACTATACGGTCATAAACGACTATACATGCGACATCGACTATCCTGAAGAGGCCGCAGATCTGGCACCATGAAGAGGGTGCCATTATGCCACCGTTCCCGTAGTCGGGAATGAACATCAAAACATCAAACGGCCGAGAGTATTGGCTGCAGGTGCAATTCCTGCCGGTGGCTCAATTTGACACTCGTCTCTCTATCATCTCCGGACGTAAAACAGGAGAACCGATATGCGCAGACTGAACTGCGATAACAAATGTTTCGAGGAGGAAAATCATGAAAAAAGAAGATTTTGTCGCACTGGGTATTTCTGAAGAGCTGGCCGAAAAGGCAGCCGCAAAGTCAGCAGAGGAGCTCAAGGGATTCGTACCGAGAGACCGGCTGAACGAAGCAAACAAGGCCAAGGAACAGGCCGAATCGTCCTATAACTCGGTCAAGAGTGAACTGGACAAGCTGAAGGAATCAGCAGGAGACAATGAGACACTCAAGTCTCAGATCGAGAGCCTGAAAAATGACCTTCAGAGCAAGGAAAAGACGCACAAGGCAGAAATCGCCGATATGAAGATGACTAACGCCATCCAGGCGGCCATAGGCAACATGGCACAGGATGTTGGGCTGGTGGCAGGCCTGCTCGACAAGAGCAAGCTCATTCTTTCAGACGATGGAAAGCTGACCGGACTCGAAGATCAGATCAAGGGACTCAAGGAGTCGAAGCCATTCCTGTTCAAGGAAGGCGAGACATATCCGAACGTCCATGATGGCGGAGAACCGAACGGCCAGGGCGGCAGTGGTAGCACAAGAGACAGCTTTGCAAGCTGGATGGAAGGAATAATGGGAGGAAAATAAAATGTCAGGAATCAACACTAACAGAACAAATCTGGAACTGCCAAAGGACATTTCGTCCGAGATCATCCAGAAATCGCAGGAAGAGTCCGCAATCATGAGACTCGCAAGGAAAATCGAGCTGCCGGGCAGAGGCCTCGAGATTCCAATGATCACAAGTGACCCTGAAGCAGCATGGGTAGCTGAGACCGCCGCAAAGCCGGTATCGAACCCAGGACTCGACAAGAAGGTCATGAAGGCCTACAAGCTGGCCGTAATCGTGCCATTCTCCGACGAATTCGCAAGAGACTACAAGGCTCTCTATGATGCGCTCGTCGCAAGGATTCCGGGAGCACTCGCAAAGAAATTTGACGGGACAGTCTTCAACGGATCTACTCCAGGGACAGGTTTCGAAGTGCTGACAAACTGCACAGAACAGTCCATCGACGTGAACGCCAGCGGAGTAGGCGGATTCTACAGCGCTCTCGTAGCAGCTGACATCGACATCTCCACTCACGATGGAAATGTCAACGGATATGCGTTCTCTGCACAGGCAAGGGGCGAGATGCTCTCTGCACTCGACAAAGACGGTCGCCCGATCTTCATCAACAACGTATCTGAGGGCGCTATCCCTCGCCTGCTCGGTCAGGGAGTATACTACTCCAAGGGTCTGTATTTCGCAGGCAATGCAGCATCCGGTTCGTCCGGACAGTCCGGATACAAGCCGGCCAAGCCAGATGTGCTCGGATTTGCGGGCGACTGGACAAAGGCCATGTATGGCGTCGTAGAAGGCGTCAAGGTTGACATCAGCAACCAGGCGACACTCACGATCGGCGGAAGCCCTGTCAACCTCTGGGAGCACAACATGTTCGCAGTCAAGGCAGAGATCGAGATCGGCTTCGTAGCAGACGCGACCTGCTTCAACAAGATCGTCAGAACTCACGTAGCATAAGAGGTCATCATGAAAATACTGATAGCAGTGCCAACATTCGAGACGATTCAGCCCGAAGTGTTCAAAGCCATCTACAACCTGCATTCAGAGCATGAATTACACTTTGATTTCATCAGAGGATATGACTGCGCTGTCGCAAGGAATGAGATAGCGAAGCAGGTCCAGATCGGAGGATACGACTATGTCCTGATGATTGACAGCGACACAGTCGTACCTACCGACGCTCTGGATCTGATGCTTGATCCTCCGGTAGACATATGTCTCGGCGTATGTCCGCGGAAGAACACTAAGGACGGGAAATCTGCGATAATCAAATTCGGATCGCCGTCATATCACGACAACTTCTACTATAACGAACTCCCGGAAGGGAGGACTCTTGTGAAGGGTGGCGGATTCGCGTGCGCTCTCGTGAAGGCGAACGTATTCACAAAGATGGATGCTCCATGGTTTCAGTACGTCACGAATGAGGACGGATCAACCTTGTCGGAGGATTACTATTTTTGCATGAATGCCAGAGCCTTCGGTATTGAGATATGGATGGATCCCCGGGTCAGATGTGGCCATCTCGCGAGATACTATCAGTTTGAGTAAAGGAGTCAGCAATGGTCAAATTCATCAACAGGCTAACCGGCAATGAAATGTGGGTAGCGGAAGATCGTGCTGAAGAGTACAAAGCGGCGGGTCACAAGCTCGCCGCTTCTGACGTTGAACCCGCAAAGCCGAAGAAGCAGACGAAGAACACAAAGAAACAGAGGTGAGCAGCATGGCATATGCAACGACGGAAGATGTCCAGGCGAGGATTACTCGAGACATGTCCGAGAGGGAGCGGGCCGTATGCAGCACACTGCTCGATGATGTAGCCATCCTCATAGACGGCTATAACGAAAAAGCATCAGAGGATGCGAAAAAAGTAGTGTCCTGCAGGGCGGTGATCAGGGCTCTCGGCAACGAAGGCCCGAGCGCCGTACCGATCGGAGCTTCGCAGGGGAGCATGTCCGGATTCGGATACTCGCAGAGCTGGACCATGGGAAGCGGCTCAGCCGGTGAGGTCTATCTGTCGAAAGCAGAAAAGCAGATGCTGGGAGCTGGAAACATGATAGGCTCATATAGCCCTGTGCAGGAACTCGTCAGGAAACCGGAGGAATGGGCATGAAAGGGATACCTATAACTCTATACAACAAGGTCGAGATCGGGCGCGACGCCTTCAACAAGCCTATATATGACGATGTGCCTGAGACAGTCGAGAATATACTGATCGAGCCGCTGAGCGATTCAGAGGTCCTTGAGACGCTGAGCCTGACCGGAAGAAAGGCAGTATACCGCATCGGGATCCCGAAGGGAGACCAGCACGACTGGACGGACAAGAAAGTCAGTTTTTTTGGACAGGATTTCCGCACTATCGGCATTCCGATCGAGGGCATCGAGGAGATGATCCCGCTCGAATGGAATAAGAAAGTGACGGTGGAGCGCTATGAGTAATTTCAAGTTCGAACTGAACAGTGATGGAGTGACAGCGCTCATGAAGAGCCCGGAAATGCAGTCGGCACTCATATCCCATGCAAAGGCGATCAAGAACCGCGCAGGAGACGGCTACGATGTCCACATCGGACCATCGAGAGCCAATGTCTCTGTCGCTACGGGGAGCGCAGCAGCTGCACAGGACAACATGGATAATAATACTCTATTAAAGGCGGTGAGAGGATGAACATCGAAGCAATCATCATTGACTACCTACAGAACAAGCTACAGACTGACAGTGTGCATGGGGAAGTTCCGGACTCACCTACGGGTGAGTTTTTTGTCGTTGATAAGACCGGAAGTACAACCGTGGACCACATATGCACATCGACGGTAGCGATTCAGTCATATGGAGACACGAAGGCCAAAGCCGCCGAATCAAATGAAAGAATGAAGAGGGCGATGGAAGGAATAGTCGAGCTGAACGAGATCGGCGGATGCTATCTGGACACAGACTACAACTACACCAACATAGCCCGGAAGCAGTACCGCTATCAGGCGGTATACCAGATAACTCATTATTAGGAGGTCACAGAAATGGGAAACACAGCAAGCAATGTGTCCGTCGGTAAGCCGGAAATAGGCGGAGCGGTATTCAGAGCACCACTCGGCACCACGCTCCCGACGTCACCGGGCACCACTCTCAGCTCTGCATTCAAGTGCCTCGGATACATCAGCTCTGACGGAGTGACAAACTCGCAGTCAAGAGAAACATCCGAGACAACTGCCTGGGGCGGAGATGTCGTGCTGACACCACAGACCAAGAAGACCGACACTTACAAAATGACACTCATCGAGTCGCTCAATCTTGAAGTGCTGAAAGTGGCATACGGCGATGAAAATGTCGAAGGCACAGACCTCGAAACAGGCATCACCGTGAAAGCTAACTCGAAAGAGCTGAATCATGCAGTATATGTCATTGACAGGATCTATAATGATGGAACCAAGAGCCGCACGGTCATTCCGGATGGACAGCCTACGGCAGTCGATGACATCAACTACAAGGACAATGATCCTGTCGGATTCCCTGTCACGATCACAGCTCACCCGTCAGAGTCTTTCAACGGAGACACTCACAGAGAGTATCTGAAGAAGACTGCGAGCGGTCAGAGTGGCCAGAGTGGCACAGGCCACTAATCGACAGATGTAAGGAGGGGTCATGAAAAAGATCACAACAGAATCCGGATTCACCATTGAAGTGGATGAGGCGAATTTTGATGACATGGAACTGCTTGAGAAACTCGCGCAACTCGATGAAAATATCCTGGTCCTTCCGGAAGTGCTCACAATGACACTCGGCGAGAAGGGCAAGAAGGCTCTATATGATCACTTCAGGGACGATAAGGGCAGAGCCACTGCCTCGAAGGTAATGGATGAATTCAGGGAGATTATGAACCTCGTCGGAGACGGAGGAAAAAACTCATAACCCTCGCCGACATGATAAGGCTGGATCGGGAGGCTCTCATCTGCGATCTGGCCGAAACGTATCATATTTACGATATGAGGTCGCTGCCCGCACGCAGGGTGGCGACCTTTGCTGTCGGTCTGAGGGAAGACTCAAGAATCAAGAAGAAAATAAGCGGGATTGAATATCCATACCAGGAGCTGCTTCTGGCGCGGATCGCGGACAAGCTGTCAGCATTGCTATGGTGTTACGGCCTCTATGGAGACGAAGACCGGCCGCCATCGATATTCGATGCGATGATAGGCAGGGCCAGAGAAGAACCAAAAAGCGAATTCAAGGGATACGGATCCGGAGCGGATTTCATAACCGCATGGAACGAATAAATGGAGGTCTAATATGGCCGGTACAGAAATAGGAAAAGCGTGGGTACAGATAGTCCCGTCGGCCAAGGGCATCAGCGGATCTATCGAGAAAGTGCTCAGCGGAGAAGCAAACTCTGCGGGGACAAAGGCAGGGCTCGGCATCGCCAGCAGCGTCAAAAAAATGATAGTCGCCGGCGGCATCGGAGTCGCACTCGGCAAAGCGCTCGGAGAAGGCGCCAAGCTGCAGCAGTCATATCTCGGAGGTCTTGACACACTCTACGGAGATGCGGCCAACAAAGCGAGAGAATATGCGAGGGCCGCTGTGCAGGCAGGAGTTTCGCAGAATGAATTTGCAGAGCAGGCAGTATCTGTCGGAGCTGCTCTCAAGCAGGCATACGGTGGAGACACAGCCAAGTCAGTAGAGGCGGCAAATCAGGCCATTCTCGACATGACCGACAACGCCGCCAAGATGGGCACACCGCTCCAGTCGATTCAGGATGCATATCAGGGATTCGCGAAGCAGAATTACACTATGCTCGACAACCTGAAACTCGGATACGGCGGAACCAAAACAGAGATGGAGAGGCTCCTTGCAGACGCAGAGAAGATCTCCGGACAGAAATACGATATATCGAACCTCGGTGATGTCTATGAGGCAATTCACGTCATCCAGGGCGAGCTCGGGCTCACTGGTGTAGCAGCCGCAGAGGCTTCGGAAACATTCTCCGGATCACTCGCAGCCATGAAGGCGGCAGCACAGAACGTGCTCGGCAACCTCATGCTCGGCGAGAATGTAGGATCCGCGATGCAGGATCTCGTCACGACGTCGACGACATTCCTGTTTAAGAACCTGATTCCGGCAGTCGGCCAGATATTCACCTCACTTCCGGAAGCAATCGGCACAGCCATACGGACAGGACTGCCGATCATAGGAGAGCAGGCCACCACCCTGATCACAGCCCTCACGGACGGAATAAATAATAAAGTGCCAGAATTAGCGGCCGCTCTTCCGGGAGCGGTCGATTCTGCTATTCAGAGCATTTCACAGAATCTGCCGAAAATAGCAGCCAAAGGCGGCGAGCTGATCAATAACCTTGGGACCGCAATCATCAGCAATGCACCTGCACTCGCATCAGCGGCAGCAACGGCGATAGAGTCCCTGGTAGGATTCATCGCTGAGCATTTTCCGGAGATTGCGGCCAAAGGTGGCGAACTGATAGGACAGCTGGCGGCGGGCCTGATCAAGAACCTGCCGAAGATAGCAACTGCGGTCGTCACGCTCGGAGCGTTCCTGGCTCAGAACCTCGGAACACTCGTGAGCACTATGATCAAGTCGGGGCTCAATCTGATAGCCGGAGTCGCATCCGGAATCACAAGCGGGATCGGGTCAAAGATCAGAGGCGCGATGGAAAATGTCAAGAGCGCCATCACAAAGCCGATAGACGACGCCAAAGAGAAGGTCAGAGGGATCCTCGACAAAATAAAAGGGCTTTTCCCGCTAAGTGTAGGCAGGATATTCAGCAACTTGAAAGTGCCGCACATAAATATCAGCGGAGGATCTGCCCCATTCGGCATAGGAGGTCTCGGAACGAAGCCGAGCATATCGGTATCATGGTATCGAAAAGCTGAAGAAAATCCTTACCTGCTCTCACACGCCACACTGTTCGGAGCAGGCGAAGGGAAAGACGAACTCGTATACGGCAGAGCTGCACTCATGAGAGATATTGCGGAAGCGACATCCAGAGGCGGACAGACGAATAATTTCTACATCACCGTTGATGGAACAGAGAACCCTGAAGACTACGCAGACAGATTAGTCCGCGAGATGAAACTGAAAATGAGGACAGCATAATGGGAAAAACTAAGAAATCATCAGCGGCTTCCGGACTGGCAATCTCTAAGAGCGGGTCTACATTTTCCTGCAGCTGGAAGATCCCGAAAGACGGATACGGCGACGGACAGCAATTCTGGTGCAATACAGCCGGCAACCTCAGCGTAGGAAAGACGGCGACATCAAAGGCGTTCAGCGTAAACTTCGGCCTGTATTATCCATATAGCGGCTCATACCTCACATATGTGCAGTTCGCTGTACGAGGAAACAGGGACAAAAAGAAAGGGGACAAGTGGACGTGGTCCGACTGGAATTATGGAACATACTACATGGCCGCTCCGCCAGCCCCGAGTATAACAGCAGAAAGACAGGCTGCAAGGACGACGAAATTCTCGTGGTCAGTAAGCCCTGCAGAGAACCAGCCGTTCGCAGACATCGTCGTGCAGACGGTCCTCACGGCGAACGGAGCTGCGCCTAACTGGAATGCAGCATCGACATGGACGACAGGCGCATCCGGATCATGGGCAACACCTGAGCCGGGCTATGTGGACACTCAGGGCACGTCATACACTAGATGGTTCAGAGTAGCCTCAAGAGGAGCCGCGGGAATGTCAGGCTGGTCGTATGCAAGTCACACATACGCGCACCCGAAGCAGGCAGAAATCAAGTCGCACACGGTCAAGGAGAATAATGCGAATGGCTATGACGTAAGGATAGAGTGGGAAGCTCTCTCGAACGGAGCGTGGCCTATCGACAGCACTGTCGTGGAATACTGCATAGCAGAACCAGGTACGGATGCGTCATATAGCAGCGGATCTTGGACGGCAGTGAACACATCGCACGCCACTGGCGGACGGGAGGCAGCGTTCTTTACTGTAGACGGGAGATGCGGACTCGATCAGTGCCTTTTTGTCAGAGTCAACACCAAGCACGACGACAACACCACACAGGGCGTGCCAACGAGAGTTTTTGAAGGCAAACTGAAAGCGCCTACGCTCGGACAGATCACTACAGACCCGACGACATACACGGCGACCGTAGCGGCCACGAATGCGTCGAACATAGCCGATGCATTCCTGCTCATATACTTCAAGTCAGGCTCAGAGGCAGACAACCCGCTGGCCGTAGGTATGATCCCGCACGGAAGCTCAAACCCCGCGACTATCCATTGTCCGAACTGGTCGAACGACGAAGATGGCGAGATATTCTTCGGCGCGCAGGCCGTTGTAGGCACGCCGACAATCAGAACAAGGACTGACGGGGTAACAGTATATGAGATCACTCCGAAGATGGCATCAGACATAGCATGGAGCGACGGAGTCAATGTGCTGCAGGTCACGGGCCTCACGCTTGAGCGCACGGCAGTCGAGGGCAGCATAAGAGCATCGTGGAATTGGACATGGGCATCTGCGAACAGTGCGGAGATCTCTTGGGCAGACCATCCTGATGCATGGGAGTCTACAGCTGCGCCTACGACATTCGTGATAAGTAACAGAAGAGCATCAGCATGGAACATCGCCGACCTCGCTCTCGGAAAGCCGTGGTATGTCAGAGTAAGGCTGCTCAGAGAAGACGGTGACAAAAAGATATATACACCATACTCGGACATAGCAGAGATAGATCTGTCATCTGCCCCAGACAGGCCGATGCTTGACCTATCAGAGACGGTCGTCACGCAGGGACAGGACTTCACGGCATCATGGGACTATATCACTACAGACGGCACTCTGCAGGAGTCTGCAGAGCTCGCTCTGGTAGATATAAGCCAGAACCCTGTCGCATATACGGGGATTGGCCAGTATAGAGCCGAGCAGCACGCGGATCTGAACGCAGACATATTCGAGTCCTTGGGTGCGAAGTATCTGGCCGTAAGAGTGAAATCCGAGTCAGGCCTCATTAGCCCATGGAGTGACATTGTCGCCATAACCGTAGCAGAGCCGCTCAATGCAGAGATAGCATCAACATCGCTCGAGACCATCGAGGTCGTAAGCGATGAAGAAGAAGGCACAAAGAGAAGCCAGCTGTCTCTGACGGAAATGCCCCTTACCGTGACAGTGACTGGCGCAGGAGTCGGAGGGACCACAACGGTAACGATAAAGAGAGCCGCGGAGTTCCACGTCGACAGACCAGACGAGAATACATTCGACGGATATGAAGGCGAATCCATCGCCGTGAAGGATCGAATAGGTGGAGGCAGCATCACATTCAGCAGGGATGACCTCATAGGCTCGCTCGATGATGGAGCGAAGTACACTCTCACCGCAATGGTCCGCGACAGCCTCGGGCAGACAAGCGAGCAAGCACTCGACTTTGAAGTCCACTGGGCGCATCAGGCCTGCGAGATAATTGCGGACGTGTTCATAAACCACGACGACCAGATCGCAATCATAGATGTGCCGACCCCGGTGGGAGCAGCAGAAACAGATACATTTGATCTGTACAGACTGTCGGCCGATAAGCCGGAGCTGATCTTGCAGGGAGGAATCTTTGGAACAAAATACGTGGACCCGTATCCGGCGATCGGAAGCCTCGGAGGGCACAGGATCGTATCAAAGACTGCGAACGGTGACTATATCACGTCAAACAATGTAGTGGAGTTCTATGATACAGGAGAAGACGAGGGGGACATCCTCTACGCGAAGAATGTCGTCATCGACTTCGGCGGGGACAAGGTAGAACTCAAATATGATATAGACATATCGTCCAAGTGGAGCAAGGACTTCAAGGAGACTAAGTATCTCGGAGGAGCCGTGCAGGGAGACTGGAACCCCGCAATAAGCAGATCGGGGTCGGTATCCGCTACAGTGGTGCCTGGACATGAAGAGGACACTATCGAGGCCATGAGACGCCTGAGCGTTTACACAGGCATCTGCCACGTCAGGACGCCTGATGGATCCAGCTATCCTGCAGATGTGCAGGTGTCCGAATCATGGAACAGCGATAAGGCTGGCAAGGCGGCAGAGTTCTCTCTCAGTATCACGAGAGTGGATCCTGAGGGCATGGATGGCATGACATTAGCAGAGTGGATAAATGGAGGCGAATCATGAACTGGGACAAAGGCTTCAGCACAGCGTATTATGCCACCATAGTCGACCCGGCTACATGGATGGACATAAAGCGCATAGAGCTTACTGGAGGCATGATCAACAGGACCTCGACAGATTTGAGAGAGTCTGCAGACATAGACTGCGTGAATTATGAAGAGGCATATGAATGCTGGATCAGGATATACCTTGACGCGAGGCAGGCGGGCGGAGCAGCCCACCTGCCTATTTTTACGGGACTGGCATCATCTCCGAAGAGGAATATAGATGGGACGCGGTCCGAGAACAAGGTGCAGTGCTATTCAGTGCTTCAGCCCGCCTCAGACATCCTGCTCCCGAAGGGTTGGTATGCCGCCAGGAGCTTTGAAGCAAGCGCGGCCATACAGAAACTCCTCAAGGTGTGCGGGGCGCCTGTAGAGGCAAATTCTACGCCAAAGAGGCTGTCCGATTACATCATCGCAGAGCAGGGTGAAACCAACCTCTCGATGGTCAACAAGATCCTTGATGCAACAGGATACAGACTGCGGATCAGAGGAGACGGAACCATAGAGATCTGTGATGAGGCGACAGAGCCGGCAGCGATATTCGGAGCGACATCGAACGATGTTCTCGAAACCAAGATAACTGTAGAGCACGATCTGTTCAAATGCCCGAATGTGATCAGAGTGATATCCGGAGAGGACTCTATAGAATACAGAGACGATGACCCCGCATCTCCACTGTCTACCGTAAGCCGCGGAAGAGAGGTGTGGGAAGAAGACTCGAGCGCAACGCTGTTCGAAGGAGAGTCGATAAGAGCTTACGCGAAGAGGAGGCTCAAGGACCTCCAGAGATCAGCTCAGTCAGCGCAGTACGACAGGAGATATCATCCGAACGTACTGCCTTCAGACATCGTCAGATTAAACTACCCCGCCCAGGATCTGGTCGGGGATTTTCGTGTTGAGACGCAAAAGATAACACTGGGGCACGGGGCCAAGACATCTGAGGAGGTGGTGCGGATTTGAAAATTGATCAGATAGTCAGAGACCTCATAAAGTCGCTGCAGGAACCGCAGAAAAAAGGCACTAGCCCATACGACTCAAAGGGAGTAGTCACAAGAGTCGAAGACGGGACTGCATGGGTAAAACTAGCAGGGAGCTCAATCGAGACGCCAGTGCAAATGACCATATCCGCAGAACCGGGAGACGAGGTGCAGGCCCGCATAGGAGGAGGTTCCGCGTGGCTGGTAGGAAATGGAACTGCGCCACCGACCGACAACAGAGTCGCGAATAGATCTTATAGAGCAGCCAGAGCTGCAGACATCAAGGCGGGCGCCGCACAAGAGCAAGCCGCCGAAGCATACCAACAGGCTGAAGAAGCAACTGGAGCCGCAGAAGCCGCAGGTGCCGCCGCTACAGTGGCGGGAGCGGCAGCCAGAGGAGCGCTCAGGAGCTTGGCAGAAGTCGAGGACGTGGTCGGAACACTCGAATGGTTCACCGAGCACATAACAGCCACCACGGACACCGTTGTAGACAGTAGTAAAATCTACTACTCATACTCGGGAGGCCAGTATTCGGTCGTGGAAAATCCGACAGGCAGTCCTGCCGGACAAGGATGGTATGAAATCGATGAGGCTATCACCAACTATATCGCGACGCACTTGTCTCTAGTAACGACGGGAAGCAAGCCAGGGCTCTATTTGATAATGGATAACTCCGCATATCAACTAAGACTCTTCAGCGCAGGCGTTGAGGTGCTTAACAGCCTGCTCGAGTCTGTCGCCAAGTTCGGAGAGCTGGTCAGAGTCGGCATAGAAACGAAGACACGCTTCGAGATTGCCGCAGACTCAATGATCGGGTACAACGAAAACGGGGCCAGGATCATGGACATAACTCTGACCGAAGGAAACAAAATGGAGTACACCGAGGAGGAGACGGGTGTAAGCGATTCGTCGTCCGAGATAGATATAGAGAGTGCGGTGATCCCCGAGTCCGGAACGATGACAGTAACCTTCGACTTTGTCGAGGGACATGAGTACGCCTACGGTGGCATAGAGTATCCACAGAGCACAGACATAGAGTTTAGCTACACTCTCGAGGGAGGAAGCGCATACCTATCGAGAGATTTCTACATTCAGACGGCAGGCGGCCTGAAAAGAGTAGGAACTGTTCGCCTCAACATCGGCGAAGGAATGGCGGGATCAGAGACATCCAATATTCAGGCCGTGTGGGGAATAGACACAGAGGTTATCTACAAGTACAACGTGAGACTTAGATACACCAGATCGGTCAGAAACTACAGTGCGTTCAAATTCGGCATGCACCCGACCGACCGGAAAACGGGAGAGCACGCATTCATCGCGGGCGGAGAAGGCAACATAGCCGGAAGCGACAATCAGCTGGTCGCGGGCAAGTATAACGATCCCGACTTCACAGGACACTATTCGTTCATGATTGGAAACGGCACCGACGAATGGTCGCGGTCCAATTCATATGCCATAACCTCCGACGGGCATCCCGAAGGAGCCACATTTGTGAGCGTACCGGACCTGACAGCAGATCTCACATCTGGAGCAGGCCTGACAAGCTCAGACAGCGATGAGGAATGGCTGTATGCGCTGACGTGCCTTCTGGCAAGCCTATACCGGGACAGAAAGAAAACAGTATTCGAAGGAGTCCTTTGCCCAAACTCACAGGGCTTCTACCGTATCTATATTTACGACTGTTCGAGAGTATCTGAATCGACGCAGCCATACAACCAGATGCCTCAATATGCTCACGGCGAATTCATAAAGTGGGCGAACAACATCACGAGGCTATCGGTAAATAACTATAGTTTCTCAGCCAGATCAACTACATGGTAGAAAGGAGAATAGATGGAAACGAGGAACATAAACATCATCCCGGGAGGGACCGCGGCTGTGATTCATGTCAGCCAGAATGACGTGGGCAGAACCATAGAGTTCAATGTCCAGGATAGGACAGAGTGGTTCGATCTCACAGGCGCCACTGTAAAAATACAGGGCACAAAGCCTTCCGGACTCGGGTATTCCCTCACAGGAACGGTCAGCGGACACACTGCAACATTCGTCACGGACATGCAGATGACCGATGAGCATGGCAGCATTGCGTCAGAACTCAAGATCACTCGCGGCGATATGGTCATAGGCTCTGCGAACTTCATCCTCGCAGTAGAGCGAGATCCGCATCCAGAGAATACCACAGACGGAAGTGCAGACAGTCTCGTCCCTGCGATCACGCTCCTCGTAGAACGAGTAGAAGCGGCAGTCGCAAAGGAAGAGGTCCTGCATGAGGCAGAAGCATGGGCCGTAGGCCAGAGAGCAGGCGAGGACGTCGATGAAGAGGATGAAACATATCAGAACAACTCGAAGTATTACGCAGGCAAAGCAGAGGCGTCAAAGATAGCATCGCAGACAGCGGAGCAGAATGCGTCAGCTCAGGCACTCGCCGCCAGCGGATCCGCATCCGAGGCAGCCGCATCAAAGACGGCATCAGAAGCGGCAGCTGCTAGATCGGAAGCCGCATCCGAGGCAGCCGGTAATGTTTTTGCGCAGATTGGAAATGTTACGTTCTCCGTCATGCCTGATGGCGGAGTAAGAGAAGTATGGACTAAGGAGGAATAAGATGGCTGAAATGTTCACGGTCGACAGGCCAAAGGAATCAACTCATAAGAGAATCGCAGACGCACTCGAGGTCATAGCACTGAACACAGGCGAAGACTCATCCGAGATCACGGACTGGTCCTCGCTGAAGAGAATCGTCCGCGGAGGCTTCGTCAAGAAGGTCCTGCAGGTAGGCGACAAGCTGAGAGCAACAAAAGAAACCTCGCTGTCAGTCACCGTCACAGGCGGAATCTCAGCTGCAACAGTCAACGAGGATACATTCATCGCCAAGACTGGCCACACCGGCACAGCAGCATACGAATTCACATTTGACGGAGCCGCATGGCATCTTCACGGTGAAGAGGTCGAGCTTGCAGCATACGGTATCACAGCAACAGGAACGCCTCATGCAGAGGATACTATCGTAGTGCATGAAGTAGCATCCGACATCATTTTCGATGTCGTGGCAATCGACTACGATGTGCCGGTAAACGAGGATCTCGAGCACAGTATCACCCTCCTGACTCAGGACTGCATGCACTACAGTGCGATTCCGTACTGCGCACCACAGGCACTTTTTGCTGTAGCTGCTGACCAGTTTGCTGACGGAATGCCAGCAGGCACATACACGGTAAACAGCGACCATGCTGCATACAATGAAAGCACTACAGAAGATGGTCCTGTGCACTTCACAACTACACTGCCGGTACCGGTCGGAGGAAAGATCAGACATTCCTCGATCGGCCAGTACAGAGGAAGCGGATACGCAAGATCCTACGTCCTTGCAGGTACATTCACGACATATGATGCAGAGGGCACAATCATCGAGTCAGGCCTCGCAACAGTAGACGGTGAAGAGGGAACGGTCCTGGGAACTACAACAGCGCAGACTCCGAGCTACAAGGTCGGCGCTCACATGAACTACTCGCAGAGGAACATATATGGCTCGAACAACTTCCAGCACTCTGCACAGCAGAAGTGGAGAGACAGCGACGCTGCCGGAGCTGCATCAGGACAGATCGCTTCATGGTGGTATCCATCAGACGAGTGGGACATGCCGGTCAAGTCAACAATGCCGGGATTCCTCCATGGATTCGATCCGGAGTTCGTCGCATGCCTCGCAGCGGTCAGAAAGAGAACCCTGCTGCACAAGGCAGACAGATCGGGCGCAGCAGCATACGTCGATACAGAGATGAAGACATGGGCGCCTAGCATGACAGAGATGGGCTTCGGCGCCAATGATGGCACGTATGAGACTCCGGCTAACGCTGACGGCACTCTTGCAACACAGGCGGCCCTTGATATGTTCGTAGGCGCAGAGAACGCCGATAGGATCAAATCTTATGGCGGCTCTGCGAGATACTGGTGGCTGAGATCTCCGAGCCCGTGGTACGCGAACAACGTGCGCCACGTGACTCCTGCGGGGGCGCTGAACCACTACGACAGCGCGTACAACACCTACGGGGGCGTGGCCGGCCTGGTTATTGCATAATCTGACATCTAGATCCGGAGCAGGAGTCGGCCGGCAGGCTGGCTCCCTGCCCGGAAGGATACAGAGACATGAGAGATAAGAAAAACAAGAAGCCGACGGAAAAGACCGCGGCATTGAGGATCACGCATTCACTGACGAAGGAAACGCTGCAGCTGCTGAACCGCGAGAAGGTATTCCCGAAGAAAGCCAGATGGCAGCTCTGCTATGATCTGGCGGGGATCATCAACAAGTATCATACATGCGTTATGTTCGCAAACGGCATCAACGTAGACTGCCACGCACTGTTCGTATTGAGACATACATATGTCGCATGCGCTCAGGCGTGGCTTTATGTTATGACGGCAAAGATGAGCCTCGCGGTGGACGTCCTCGAGATCAATGCAAACAAGCTCGAACACTGGGCGGGGCTACATAACGAGGCGACAAGATGCCTGTCAGCGTGGAAGGCGTCAGACAAAAGAAGATTCGCGCCGGCATATGGAGAGCTGACAGACGCAGATCTGTCGGGCACTGAGAACGCCGTGCGCGGGATCCTCACAGAAGCAGGTATCATCGGCAGCATTCTGCCGTGATGATATAGGGAGCCGTCATATCTCCGAACCCGTGGAACGCGAACAACGTGCGCAACGTGACTCCTGCGGGGGCGCTGAACAACAACAACGCGAACAACACCAACGGGGGCGTGGCCGACCGTGAGAAAGCGAGTATCAAGTAGGCTCCCGCCGAAAGCAGTGCACTCACACAGGGGACGGTCTTCCTGATCGCACAGCGACAAAAATAAGCCATACCCGGAAGGTCAAAACCGGGCATCATGCTCGCATCAGCGGCGATGGCGACCGTGGTCCGCACATGCCGATCACGAACTAGAGCGGGAGG